GTTCCGCAAGAATTGAACTTCGGTGGTTTAAACGCAGACGCGCTGCACGTTCTGTTCCAGGAGATTATTCAGGAAACGGAAGAGCATTGGTTATCGTGGGGTCCTCGCTTAGAAGAATTGCACGAAAAAACTGTGCGATATTTACAAGCGCGTGCCGACCGACCCACATTCGGTTACGACCGAGAAGTCGTTAAATCTATCGGTACTGATTACGAAAACGAAATGCGATTCGTATTACCGTTGCCGGACAACCGAAAAGAGTTAGTCGAATTGCTAATGCTTGAAACTAGCGCAGGTTACGAATCAATCGCAGGCGCAATGAACCGATTGGGCGTAGAGAATGTTAACGCAAAGAAACAAGAAATCGATAACGAAGCGGCCCAACAAAGGACAGCTACGGATCCATATAACGAGGTAACTACGACCGGAGACGATACGTCGTTATAAACTGACGTCAAATTCTCGTCCAAGAGACGTTAAGCGGAGGTACTTATGCCAGGTTTATTAAAACTCAATTTACAGTTTTTCTCAGAAGATACAGTCGACGAAAAGCCTGCGGAGGCGCAAAAAACCGATACACAAGAAGTCGACAACAAAATTCCTTACGATCGCTTCAAACAGAAGGTTGACGAAGCTAACGAACTTAAACGCAAGCTGGCTGAGTTGGAAAACGCAAAACAAGAAGACGAACGGAAGAAGCTCGAGGAGCAAAACGAGTTTAAGTCACTATACGAGACTACGAAACAGGAACTCGAACAAATCCGTAAAGAAGCGGAGCAAAGCAAGCTCGAATCCCTTAGAACTAATTTGCTCGTTAATGCCGGCTACACTGGCGAGCAATTAGAACGCGTACGCAAATATATTGTTGGCGCCGACGAAGACGCATTAAAAGCATCGCTTGAAGAATTAAAGCAAGACATTCCGCCGAAATCGGGAGGCGTTGACCCAAGCGTTAATAATCCGCAAAGGCAGCAACCACAACCGAAAGATCAAGCGGAAGAAGGACGTTCAATTTATGAACGATTAAAAGCGGCGGGGAAAATTCGCCGATAAAACAATACTAGGAGGAAAAACGAAATGGCATACAACTTACAAACTTCTCAAACGTCATTCAAAGGCGGAAAAAACATTCTGGCTTCCGAGCATTTTCAATTCGTAGAAGCAGGCGTAACACTTAAAGCGGGTCAAGGTGCCTTTGCAGTAGGTCAAGCGATTGCACGCGAAACGGCTACAGGTAAATGGGTTAAATTCGCAGACGCAAACGTAGCTAACTATGACGACTTCGGTATCATTAACGTCGATGCAGACGCAACTACTTACGATGCAATTGTCGGTGAGGTACTAGTTCGTGGTTCTGTATATGATGCGAAATTGGTGGGCGCTACTGCAACGTTCAAAGGTAAAGTACCGAATATCCGATTTGTAAAACACATCTAATCTTAAAAACTAAAAATTACTCAATTATAGGAGGAAACAATAATGGCAGGTATTACACATTTAAAGGAATTTCAGAAACCATCACTTCGCGGTCTAGTTGATGCATCTGTTCAAGACGCAGTCCCAACGTTAGGGGATCGTTTCTTACCAAATAATAATACGTATTCAAACACTTTTTCATACGACATCATTAAAACGAATAAATACATCGGCGCAATGATTGGCTACGGTTCCGAGCCACCGGTTGTTGACCGTGACGCAGTTGCTTCTAAGATGGGCGAAATTGCGAAAATGGGTCTAAAATATATCGCTACTGAAGAGGAATTGCTTGCGTTACACCAAGCGCGAAACGACGGTGAACATTCCGCAATGGTCGATAAATTGACGCTAAAAGGTGTTGACCTTGTTAACGCAATCCAACGCCGTATCGACGTAATCAAAATGGAAGCATTAACGAAAGGGAACTTTGCTTATAACAAAAACGGCGTTAAAGTTTCTGTTGACTTCGGCGTACCTGCCGAGCATAAAGTTGCTTTAACTGCTGGCGCTGACTGGAACGAAGCAGATCGCGATGTTATCGCTGACTTACTTGGATTCGTTGCAACTTACGAAGCTACAAACGGTCAATCTCCTTCCGTTATCTTGATGAGCCGTGAATCACAAGCGAAATTGCTAACGAACAGCATCATCGTAACTGAAGCGGGCCGTCCGGTTGGTTCTACTCGCGTAAGCCAAGCGGAACTAAACGAAGTATTGGGCGGATTCGGATTACCACCAATTCAAGTCGTTACTGACCGTAAAGTAACGGTTAAAGACATCTACACTGGAAACGACGAAGTTATCGAGTTCATGCCGGCTAACAGAATCGTAATGCTTTCCGAAGGCATCGGTGAATTCTTGCTTGGTCCAACGGTAGAGAATGATTTCCAACCAGGTATCGTACTTGAAGCTAAGGATAAAGACGAACCGATCCAGTCTATTCTACGCGCCGTTGCCGCAGGTTTCCCGGCACTAGAAAAACCATCCTTGATCTTCCACGCTGACGTTTACACAGTATAATGGCGTTGGTAAGAGTTGAAGTCCTAAACGCCGTGGTCGATGGTCACGGCAAGGGCGCAACTATCGAAGTTGACGAGCAGAGCGCTTTGCAATTGCAATCGATCGGTTACGTCAAGATTACGCAAGAAGCGCCGAAAGCTTCGGGTGAAAAAGCTACGTCAGCAGCGAAAAAGCCCCCAGCACGGAAGCGTACAACTGAAACGAAAAAATAGGAGGGAACGCAATTGGAGAATTTAAACGAACTTGCGGAAAGGTTGCTCAAACGGTTTAAAGGCGTTCCGAACTATACGATTACAGACGCAGCGGATGTCGTTAGTGACTCGATGCAGGTTCATGGCTATTCGCCGACTGCGGACGTTCCTGATGATAAAACGAATTTAATATTACTTTACGCTCAAGCGGAATCGGCCTTGCAAATCGCTTTATCCACGGCTCATTTCTTCGTATACACAGACGGCGAGGAAACAGTCGACAAGTCTAAAATATCGGAGCAATATCGCAACCTCGCGACTGACTTACGTAGTGAATATGCGCGCGAAAAGAGCGAATCCACTGTTTCGAATTTTAAGCATCTTAGGAGAGCGGACCGATGACAGAACAAGAAAAACTCGACAAACTGCTCGAAGGCCTATCCGATAAATATCAGAAACTCAACGCGAAACAACAACGATTTGCAGTCGAGGAAATTAACCGTGTACGCCTTGAAATCAACGATATACTTGCGGACTATGCAGATAGCGAAGGAATAATAAAACGAACGCGCTTAAACGCATTGTTACGCGAGTTAGAGTCGATTGAAAAGGCCGTCCGCACAAACGGTATGAACGCGTTGGAGTTGATTATAAAAGAGTCGTCCGAATCATTGACGGCCGGCATCGGCACTTCAATTGCTGCTGCCGGAATTGCCTTCGATAAAGTGAACGCAAATGTATTTCGCTATGTCGTAAACAGGCTCGGCGAGGACGGTCTTGTACTGTCCGAACGAGTTTGGCAACTGGCGGGCGATCAGCGCGAACAAATATCGAAAGTACTTCGGTCAGGTATTATTCGAGGCGAATCGGTTAACACACTAATAGCTGCAGTTCGTCAGGTATTCGCAAATGAAACGTGGAAAATTAAGCGGTTGGTTGTGACGGAAGGCAATACGGCATATCGAGTCGCATCGGCTTATTCGGCGCAACAAAGCGAAGTAGTTAAAGCGATGCGGGTCCATCGCGGTAAAGCCGACCGTCCGGACCACCGTTGTACGCAGTTAGAACTAGCGGATTCATACGGAATGGGGCGCGGTATCTATCCGGCAACAGCAAGCGAAATTTACAATCCACATCCTAACTGCACGGGATTCTTAACATACGTACTCGATGAGAAATATTTATAGGAGGGAATTTAACTTGGACAAAACAAGAAAAATGATTGAAATTGAAAATAGAATATCACTCCCTATTGAAGTTTTTCTTAGAGAACGCTATGTAACCGAGTTGAAATCAGCTCGAGAGATATCCGAAGAGATAGGGATGAGTTGTCCGGCAATAAAGAAATGGCTTCACTACTTCGGTATTCCTATGCGCAGTAATTCAGAATCAAAGACTATTCAGTACAATAAATCTTCATTAGCAGTTCGTAAAAAACAAACGGAAAAAGCTAACATCGCTTTCCGTGAAAAAAGAGACTCAGGCGAATTGGTGTTTAACCGTCCTTGGATGCTTACCGAAGAAAACCCTGGAAAACAACCAGAAGCAAGATTGAAAAATTCAGAGTTCCACAAAAAACATAATCCAATGTTTAATGAGGATTCAAAATTAAAATACTCAATCTCCATGGAAAGCGTATTAAGAAAACGAGCCACACAACACGAATCGCTATTTAAAGAGTCATTACGCAGATTAGGATACGAACCAAAATTTCAACACGCAACAACTAGCGGGATACTTGATTTCGCTTTCGTTGAATTAAAAATAGGCGTGGAGATAGACGGGGATGCGCATATGACATTTCCTTCTAATCGAGAGCGGGATAACCTCCGTGACTCACAGTTAGAAAAAGAAGGTTGGATTATTTTAAGATTTTTTAACTCAGAAATTGAAGACTATTTAGGTGAGTGTGTACGTGAAGTTATAGAAACTTTTGAAGCAAACAAACGCCTGTTAAAGGAGGCGATTTAATTGCTAACGCAAGGTGATATCGAATTTATTAAGCAAACGCGGGCGGAAATAACCGCCAATCGAACGCACGACATTACGGTTTATTATCCGGGCGAAGGCGCTGTCGACCCTATTACGCAAGAGCCAATCGGCGAAGCTACTATTCCTCGTATGGTCCCTTCGGTCGTTACCGAAATATCTTCGACTGCTTCTACGTCAAGCGAGCGAGCATTAGAAAACGGCGTGGCAATCGAAACTGGCGACATTTGGTTTTCGGTAGATCTTAGTTTAATTGCGGATATTGCCGAGCTTATAAGTTCGGTTAAATACGACGCAGTAGAATACGAAATCCTTGCGGGGGACAAGAAAGGAATCGGCGAACGTAACCGAATCGAGTTCCTGGGGAGGCGAGTAACATGAACGTTCAAATTCGAATTCAAGGTGTTAACCGAGTTATTTCGGCGCTGGCATATAACGGATTGAAACGTGATATCGCAAATACAACCGAAGCATACACACGAAAGGCTGCGAATGAGTCGGCAGGAATGGCGCCGGTAAAAGACGGGAAACTTCGAAACTCTATCGTTGCTAGTCCAGAGCAAATCGACGAAACGCATTGGCAATACGGTTCAGACGTAGAGTATGCGAGAAAGCAAGAATACGAACATAAAACGCAAAAGGCATTTATTCGTAAATCCGTTTGGAATAACGAAACTCCTTACCGCCAAAAGATACGCGACCATGTGCGCGATTTAGGGTAGGTGATACGATGCAAATGGAGATACAGCATTCTATCCGGACTTGGCTTGCGAATAAGACGGGGCTTACAACTACGTGGATATATGACGGAGTTAAGTTGCCGACAGTTAAGCCGTTCCTGACAATCGAGCAAATGCCTAATGCTGTCTCGCAGTTATCTAAACTTAGAGAAACGATGCTTACAACCTACCGATTTCAAGTAGGATTATACGCTAATTCTTCGAGTGAGCGAGCACGATTGCAGGACCAAGTTAGAACGCTATTCTTATTCGAAGACATTCCATTAATAACTGCAACTACACCGGCTGAAACAGTCGGTTCTTTTTATGTGCAATTATCTGCCGAGACTCCAATACCGGCGGAAGATGTTAGCAGTACAACGAATTTTCATCACTTGTACTTTGATATAGCAGTAGAAATAACACAAAACAGGAGTGATATTTGATGATCGAATATAAAGGCGACGAGATATTATACGTAGTGGCAATTCCGGATGAGACAGATGCGGAAACACTTCACCGACCATTTAACCAAACGGCAGGTACAACGACTATTTCCGCAGACTCAATCGACTTAGATACGAAAGATAAATCCGGTTCTGACTACGGAAAAGTAACGGAAGAGGTTTCGCTTGAAGGCGTTGTTTCAGAAGGCGATCCATTCGTTGATTATGTTAAAAACGCTATTCGCAAAAAGGAATTCGTTAAGATTTACGAAGTTGATACTCGTACAAAGAAAGCAGAATACGGAATGTATATGATTTCGTCCTTCGAAAAGTCATTCGGAACTGGCGACTTTGCAACTTATTCACTAAGTGGAACATTGAACGGTGATGTAACTCCGGTAACACTAACAGAAGTTCCAGAAGGAGCTTGATTTACGGCGCTATTGCAGCGCCTTTTTTAATTTCGAAAACAACCGAAAGGATGATATAAATGGCACGTTTTGAAATCGAAGGAAATGAATACGACGTTAAACTGACGTTCGCAGGGGTTAAGTATCTCGGAAGCTTATACGAAGGTGGAGCGCTTAGTCTAATCGGTAAGGCAATGTCGGGCGACTTAGATACTTTTTCGCATATTATTCACGCAGGTCTTTTCCATACGGAGAAAAACTTTGCGCTTAAGACGGTAGAAAAGGCAATCGAGCAGGCTTTCGAAGCAGAGAAACTCGACATGGAGGCGGTATTGAAAATGTCTAACGAGGTAGTGACGGAAAGTTTTTTCTTCAAGAAAATTGTGGCGAAGTTGGTGGCGAAGAATCCGGAAGCGTTCAAACAAATGCAGGAGATTTTAAGTTAGACGATATCTTGTCGGATGGCTGGCGTTACTTATCGCTGAAACCTTCCGAAATTTACTTACTTACACCTCGCGAATTTACGTTGCTGATGATGGCGCAGCGTGAACGCCAATACGACGATTACGAACGTCAATCTCACTTTATTATAATGCGCGAAAATGCTCACCGGGCAAAGCGACCGAAAGCAAGCGACTTATACAAACGACCTGCAGACGAAAAGGCAGAAGCGAAATTACAAGAAGGCGCGGAAAAAGCGCAACATGCTTCGGAATGGTTGGCGCAGTTTGAGCAATTTAGCGGGAAGGAGGTAAGCGATGGCAGACCATAGTATTATCGTTGAGATAGGCGCCAATATTGCTGACTTAACGAATCAACTCAACAGCGCAAGTAATACGTTGCAAAACTTCGGATCAGCAACGCAAAGAATTGGCGCAGATATAGCGAAAGGATTCGGTGTTGTAGGCGCAGGGATCGGTGCAGGCCTGGGATACGCTGTTAACATGGCGGCGGACTTCGATTCATCTATGCGTAAAGCTGGCGCGATTGCGGGTGCAAATACGCAGGAGTTCGAAGCGATGAAACAAGCGGCAATCGATCTTGGCGCAAATACTTCGAAGAGTGCCACCGAAGTTTCAGGCGCAATGACTGAACTTGCTGCGAAAGGTTTTGACGCGAATCAAACAATCGCAGCTATGCCGGGTATTATTTCCGCAGCGGAAGCGTCCGGAGAAGATCTAGCGATGACGTCTGACACTGTTTCATCGGCGCTGAATATTTGGGGACTAGAAGCGAGTGAAGCAAGTCGTGTTGCTGACGTATTAGCAGAATCGGCCAACTCAACGGCAGCAGGTATTCTAGATATGCAATACGCATTCAAGTACGCGGGTGCTCCGGCTGCTGCCTTAGGTGTTTCGATGGAAGAAACGGCGGCAGCGGTTGGTTTGATGACTAATGCGGGATTACAAGGTGAAAATGCTGGTACGGCGTTACGTGCGTCCTTACTAGCATTGCTGAATCCGTCCGAGAAAAACTCGAAGATGATGGAATCAATGGGTATTGCAATTACAGATGCTGAAGGTAATTTCGTCGGTATCTCGAAGTTGGTCGATAACCTATCGAAGTCAATGGAGGGTCAAACGGATACACAAAAAGCAGCGACACTTGCATCGTTAGTCGGAACGGAAGCAGTATCCGGATTTTTAGCGTTGATGAATGCCGGTCCTTCAGAGATCGACAAAATGACTGCTTCGTTAGAAGGAAGCGCAGGAGCTTCGAAAGAGGCTGCGGATAAAATGAAATCGGGTATCGGAGGTTCCATCGAACAGTTGACGGGTTCTATTGAATCGTTGGCTATTTCGTTAGGAGATCAATTAGTTCCGTACGTGCAGATAGTTGCGGACTTTCTTTCGAATCTGGTAAATAAATTTAACGAGCTATCCGATGGTACGAAGAAATTCATCGTAGTTGGTACTGCGATAGTCGGATTAGTGTCGCTATTAGTCGCTGGATTAGGAATTCTAATGTCATTCGTAGGTCTTGTCGCAAGTGGCGTCGGAGCATTGGCCGTAGCGTTTGGTACAACAGCAACCGTCATTTTAAGCACCGTCGGTATCGTCTTAGCGATTGTAGCGGCAGTTATAGCGCTCGGTGTCGGGTTAGTTGCTGCGTATAATCACGTCGGATGGTTCCGAGATATGGTCGACGCAGCATGGGCGTGGATTAAGAACGCATTCTTCACAGCGCTCGAGTATATCACCGGAGTTGTGCAATGGTTGATGGCGGACATTAGTGCGTTCATGGGCGAACAATTAGCCAAGATTAAGGCGTTTTGGGACGAAAACGGTGCGGCAATTATGACGTCAGTGCAAACGTATTTCGGAGTTATTTGGGAGTATATTCAGATGGTAATGGGGATTATCAAAGGTATTTTCGAAATGGTTTGGCCGATAATCGTCGGAATTCTTAAAGCGGCATGGGAAACAATTAAGGCCATCATCGCAACAGCCATCGACTTAGTACTCGGAATTATTCAAACGATGTTAAAGGTGCTTCAGGGCGATTGGGAAGGAGCATGGGAAACGATTAAAGATACTGCAATGTCTATTTGGGATAATATCGTTGGTATCTTCGAGGGGATCGATTTAGCCGAGACTGGTAAAGACATCATTAACGGATTGATTAGCGGTATATCTTCGATGGGGAAAGCAGTTAAAGACGCAGTATCAGGAATCGGCGAAAAAATCAAAACCGGTTTCACTAACTTTTTCGATATCAACTCGCCATCTAAAGTTATGAAAAACGACGTGGGTCGTTGGATTCCAGCCGGTATCGCTGACGGTATCACCGGAAACATTGGCTCCGTTATCGCTGCAACGAAGGAAATGTCGAAGGCAATCAAGCCACAAGCGGAAATGTCTCTAGCGTACAGCACGCCGACGGGAAGTGTTAGCGCAATGGCACAAGCGCCAGCAGTCGAAAGGAATTCGCAAGATACTGTCGTTAACTTCGACCGAATGTTTGATGGCGCTACGTTTAATGTTCGTCAAGATAGCGACATTAAAGATATTGCACGCGAATTATACGCATTACAAAAAAGCGCAACACGCGGGAAGGGGCGTAGATAATGAGCGTATGGATAGACAATACGTATTTACCGAACATCGGCGTTACGGTTTTGGCTGGCGGAAGTGAGCCGGCTTTACCTTCGACGCGTGATCGTTCGATTCAAATTGCGGGACGGCATGGCGCATATGACTTAGGCGCTGACCTAGACGTAAGACAATTCGAAATACCTTGCGCTATTAGTGGAATACGCGACCACGGATTAATATCTGCGAAAGCAAGGGAAGTCGCTCGACTATTCGTAGACAATTACGGAAGACCTAAAACGGTTAAGCTTCGATTTGAAACGGAGCCTGACCGTTTTTATTATGCTCGTTTTAGCGGTAACTTACCGTTAGAGAAAGTCGCATACACAGCGAAATTTACGTTGATGTTAACAGCTTACGATCCACTTGCGAAATCAACAACGGAGATTAATGACGACATAATCATGGACAGCGACGTTTCGGTTCTTGCAGACATAACGCTCGATGCTTCATACTCTTATACCGTTACATCTGCGCAGACCATTTCGATTATAAATGACGGCGCGCTGGTGGTTAGACCTGCAATTACAATAACAGGATCGGCAACTACTTTATCGTTATCAGTAAACGGAAAGAGTTTCACTCTTAGAAACTTCAGCAGTAAAACTTTTGAAATAAACGGCGAAAATTACACCGTCAAATCAGGAGGAGTTAACACCTTGTCTGAAATGATTGGGGATTTCTTAGAATTAATGCCCGGCAAAAACAATATTGTAGTCTCTGGTTCCTCAGATATGAATGTTGAAATCTCATTCCGATTTTATAACCAATATATTTAAGAAGGCGGTGTTATAATGGCAGATGCACCATTAATATTAGGTACTGACAAACTAAGAACGGCATACCCGAAAATAAATGCAGCTATTGATAATGCAAATGCAGCATTGAATGCAAACGCAGCAACTGACGCAAAGGCTGACAAAGCTTTAACCGCAGCAAACGCAGCTATACCTCCATATAAAACTACGTTTGTTAAAACCGGAAAGAACATGTTCAACAGCGCAACAGTAAACGGCACACGTTTGAACGAGGCGACAGGAACGGAAATAGTCGACGCTAACTACTACACGTCTGATTATATCGCCGTGACTGCAGGAGTTACGTATGCGATTACGAAGTGCAGAAAAGCAGCATTATATGACACGAACAAGAATTTCACGGCTGGTTATGATGTTGCAGATACAGCAACCACGGTCACACCGGTAGTTAACGGATTCTTAAAGATTACGATTTTAAGAACGAGCGTTACCGCAACTCAAGTCGAAATCGGGACGACTAACACAGCATATGAAAAATTCGGCATCAAATTCGATAACTTAAAAGGCGATAGCATCGAAGATAAGACGTTGGCAGGCGCGAAGATTAAAGACGGAGACGTAGACGGTAGCTCTAAAATTAAAGACGCCTCCATTCCGTTTACAAAGACTTCGTTCATCACAAGTGGTAAGAACCTTTTCAACAAAGCGAACGTAACAAACGGATACTATATGAAAGAAGATGGCGTTGCTCTTGCGAGTGCGTCTTATTTTTATTCGACATATATAGAAGTAAAATCCGGAGTTACTTATGCGATAAACCCAGTTCGTAAGATAACGGTTTACAATTCTAGCAAAACAGTAATACCGGCCCAGGGCGTAGATAACACGAGTAATGCTTCGGCAACTGTAACGCCTGCACAAGACGGTTTCATAATTGTTTCCGCATTGATTGCGAATATTAACTCGCTACAGGTCGAGGTTGGTACGACTCCTACCTCGTATGAAACTTACGGAATTAAAACGACGTTGCCTTTACTGAACGTTTCAACAGCGAATATGAATACGAACCCACTGTACGGTAAAACGGGATTAAGTTTCGGAGATTCGATTATGCGTGGAGCGGGGAACAGTAACATCGGGGTTATCGATATTATCGGCGCAAACAACAATATGACGGTTGTTAATAGGGCGGTAAGTGGTGCGACGGTTTCTAGTTCAACGTCAAACAATATTCTGACGCAAGTTAACGCTGCAATTACTGCGGGAAATATGGCAGACTACATCGTGTTCAATGGATTAGCGAATGATATTGCGGTAAATAGTACGGTTGTGTTAGGCGCAATCAGCGACGGCTACACTGCGACATTAGACGAAAACACTTTTTGTGGTGCCTTTGAATCTATCTGTAAAAAACTAATTCTCAATTGGATGGGCTCTAAAATCGTGTATGTTCGAGTTCACAACATGAATACAAGGGATATTACCTTACAACAACAATGGGGAGACTTAGCGGCACAGATGTGTAAGAAGTGGAGTATTCCTGTCGTGGACCTTTTCAACGAAGGCGGTCTAAATACTTGGCTACCGGAAATGAAAAAGAAATACACTTACGACACTTATGCTACGGGTTCCGGTGACGGCACACATCCAAATGGCGATGGTTATAACGTTTACTACGTTCCGAGAATTACTTCAAAAATGAAGCAATTATAAAATAACAATATAACGGAGGTGAGCCGATTGCTGCTAAAAGTTTTAAACACCAACAGGCAAGCGGTCGCATATCTCGAAAATGCATACGCAGTATCTTACGAAAAGAAGCTGAACGAAATCCCATCGGCTTCTTTTTCTTTGCCTTTAAACGACCCGAAAGTGGCGGATTGCTTACCGTTTTACTATGTAGACATTCCGGACTATGGTCTATTTCGCATTATGCCAAATTCAGCACAACGTAGCGATTCAACAAACGAAATAACATTTAAATTAGAGCACGTATTAGCCACACTGTTGGACGACGTGCTTTTTCGTTACCATCAAACAACGAATCGTTCAACGCGGTACAACATTGAATATATCCTTTCGTATCAAACTACAGAACATTGGCAACTCGGCTCATGCGCATTTGATAAATACTTTTCGTATAAGTGGGAGAATGAAAATGGCTTACTAGGCGCTATCCACTCTATTGCGGAACCTTTTTCGGAAAGTTACGAATGGACTTACGATACTAGTTCGTACCCGTGGACGTTGAATCTCGTTAAGCCAGAAGTCGTGCCGTCTTGCGAAATAAGATACGCGAAAAACATGGTCGGAATTCAACGCGAAGTTGACCCAAGCGACATAACGAACCGAATTTATGCGTTAGGATATGGTGAAGGGATCAACCAATTAACAATCGAAAAAGTGAACGGCGGAAAGCCTTATATTGAAGACACGCCGTCCATTTTGGAATTTGGCTTGAAATCGTACATCTATGCGGACACATCCATTGAAGATGCTAATACGTTACTTGCGAATGCCGAGGCGCTATTACAACAGTCGAAACGACCGAAAGTTTCTTACAGCATTGACGCAGTGGACCTTTCAGAATTAACTGGCGTGAGTACGGATGAATTCAAATGCGGGCGTATCGTAAAGATAATCGATCCAGACTTCGGTGCAATAGAACAGCGTATCGTTAGCGAATCTCGTTCGGACGTAAAAGGTGCTCCGGAAACTGTTTCACTTGAAATAGCAAATAGGTGGGAGGATATCGCCGACTCGATCGCAGGACTACAACGTTCACGCGAAATCAACGATGTATACGCGCAAGGTGCAACGAACATAGATTCGCATAACTTTTCGGACAATGCCGACAGTGATAATCCGGCCGAGATTACGTTCTACTTGCCAGATGAGTTGGTTCGTATTAATAAACTCGTAATGTCGTATAAAACCGATAAGTTCCGTGCGTATGAACGGTCGATTAAAGGCGGAGGTGCTGTCGTTGATACTACTAGTTCTGGCGGCGGTTCTACGCAAACAAGTTCGAGCGGTGGAGGCGTTAGTAAATCTACTGCAGGTGGGGGAGGTTCTTCACAAACATCCGAAGCAGGAGGAGATCATTCGCACTTAGTCTTTACGGCTGCAGAGTACGAAGGTCCAGTAATTCCAATTAGATATCGAGGGGCAGAAGGCGGAGGGATACTAGAATTAAGCGGAAGTGGCGGCGATATCTACACAGCGGGATCTAGCGGAAACCATAGTCACACTGTTACTATTCCTGCGCACACTCATGAATTCGACGTTCCGAATCACAGTCACAGTTTAACCATACCGAATCATAATCACGAAATAACTTTACCAGACCACACACACGAAATTGAATTCGGCATTTTCGAATTGAGCGAAACAGCAACAGCGGTACAAATCGTTGTAGATGGAAATACGGTACCAGTTACGACTACTAGCGGAAATCTAATTGACTTGATTCCGTATCTAGACGTTGACTCGTCCGGTAAAGTAAATCGAGGTTGGCATACGATTCAGATTAAACCTAACAAACTTGCGAGAATTACGGCGCAGGTTTTTTCGCAAGTGTTTTTACAAAGTCGCGGAGGAGGCGATTATTGATGATTAAACTAGCAATTACTACACACAGTGGAAAAGAGTACCGAGCGGAAGTTGCCGAGTATGTGCCGGTGCGGATTAACGACGACCTAAACAACAACGCAGTTAACACGGTAGTTTTTGGCGAAGTGATTGTTTCGCGTATTGACGTCAAATCAGTAGTGAAAATCGCAGAAGATGCGACAGTCCTAACAGATTAGGCGTCTTTATTATGCGTTGAAAGGAGGCGAAGGCATGGCGGAAGCACCAAATGGGCGTGAGATGTACGACTTAATAACGGAAATCAAAGTTGAGTTAGGCGTAATTAATACGAAAGTAGACTATTTCTCAGACGTTAAACAGAAGGCGGAAGATGCGAAAAGTACTGCGGACACTGCGTTGCGTTTATCGGAAGAGAATCGCGAAGACATACGCGATATGAAAGCGAACACTAAATGGTTGTGGGGAACAATTCTAACAATTGCAGGGTTAATTATCGCTGGAATAGCGATTTTCTAAAGGCGAATCGGCAGTCGCTAGATTACGCTGGAACGAAGTTGAGCGACCGCCGACTCCTAAAAATTATAACACGAAAAGGAGCGAATAAGAATGGGTAAAATAGTGGACATTTCGCATTGGCAAGGTACTATCGATTGGGCTAAATTCTCAAAGGAAGTCGACTTGGTAATTATACGCGTCCAGGACGGAAGCACTGGCGAGGATCGTGAATATAAGAACTACATTGCAGGCGCTAAGAAATACGGAGTGCCTTTCGGTCATTACGCGTTTTGCCGTTTTGTCAGCGAAGCAGATGCGAGGAAAGAGGCGCAGGATTTTTATAATCGCGGTGATAAGGATGCGTTGTTTTGGGTAGCGGATGTTGAAGTTAAAACGATGGATGATATGACGGCAGGCACGCAAGCTTTCGTCGATGAATTACGCAGACTTGGCGCTAAGAAAGTCGGAGGTTATTTCGGTCATCATACGTACGAACCTTTCGGCATGAAGAACGTGAAAAATATCGACTTTACTTGGATTCCACGCTACGGCTCAACTAAACCGAAGTTTGATTGCGATTTGTGGCAGCATACGGATTCCGGCAAAGTTGCTGGCGTAAATGGTGGCGTTGACCTGAATACGCTGAATGGCGACAAGGATATTGAATGGTTTATCGGTAAGCAACCGGAGAAAGTTTCCGAGCCAGTCAAAACGGAAGTGAAGGCGGAAATAGTAAAGACACCAAGTAAAGCGACTGTACCTACGACGTATAAAATCAAGGCGGGCGACACGTTAAGTAAAATTGCTGCGAAATACGATACGACTGTTGCGAAATTGCAATCAATTAACGGAATCAAGAATGCGAATAAGATTTACGCAGGTCAAACGATTAAGTTGAGCGGAACTGCTGCGAAGACTTCTGGCGCAAAATACCATACGGTTAAGTCAGGCGACACGGTTTCTCAATTGGCGATTAAGTACGGATCTACGCAAGCGCAAATCAAAGCGTGGAATAAACTCGATAGTAAGTACCGGATTTTTGCCGGTGAGAAAATTCGCGTGAAGTAACGCGCTAACAAACGAAAAGGAGTGATGAGTGTGAAAATGAAATTTGAGTACATCTTTGCGGCTTTAATTGTAATAGTGCTCACTATTGCTTTATTTTTATTTAAAGAAAGCACCGAGTTAGCGACTACTATAGTTACTGCGTTTGTTGGAGCGCTCGGAATGATTGCGGGGTTTTTGTTCAAGAAAGATAATCCTAAAGAATAGCGCATAAATACACTTTGACGAAACTCACGAAATAAAAAACGAAAGTAAGAGCGAAATTTTTTGTTTTGCTCTTGCGTACATAGATTATCCATAGTAAAATAAGGAAAAAATGTAGGATGTGTTGATTAAATGAAAAAGGTATTAATAACACTTACAACACTAATAGTCGGCATCATGATATTTACACTTATAAACGATTTAAATAATAGTAAAGCGGTTGTTGCGAATATGGAAGAAACGCAATCAAGCTTAAGTTTAGATAAGAAGGACTTCGAGACTTATGTTGAAAGATACGCTGAAGAAACACAATTTAAATTTTCCTCGGACGAGAAAGTAAACAGCGCAGAACTTCGTAGATATATTGCTGATACAGATCGATTTTTAGAAATGTTAAAAGATACTGAGGGCGAAGATTTATACGCAAAGAAAATTGAGAAACTTAAGGAATTACTTACAGCGAGAGAGTTTTCGCAAGTCGTTGAGTTATTAAACACACCGCAACCTGGCGATGATAACTTTGTAGGACCAATCGTAAATAGTTAATTAAAGGCGGGCGAATAAATCGTTCGCCTGTTTTTTGCGTTTTCGTGGTATAATTCGGACAAAGGAGCGTGTTTAAATGTCGGAATTATCCATAATCGAAGTTGAACGCAAAAAAGGAAGCGCAGTCGGTTTTATCGGCAGGCTGTTCGCATTTACAATCGGCGGATTCGGAATATTAGTATCGTGTCTACTATTCGTCACTATAATTGGAATACTGCCAGCGATAGGTTTATTCGGAATATCGCTCGGAATCATCTACGCTGCGATGGGCAAACAGAAAGTCGCATGCCCTCATTGCGGAAAGAAGGCACATGTAATTAAGCACGCGGAAAACCTATCGTGTTCAAAGTGTCGTCAGCTTACCGTTATTAATTGGAAATAATTTAGCGAATTGAGTTACGTACATGCAACATTTCGCAACGACCCGCATATGCTTTAGCGTAAGTGCAACGCGATAAAGCGTCCGTAGGAAAATTGCGACCATACATAATCGAGCCGTCTGCCGTTTGGTGGGCGGCATTTTTTTCGTTTATTTTCGAATATTTTCATAGGGACGTGCATAGAGTACGTGAATTCACGTATATTAGGATTAGGCGGCAGTTACTAACCAGAAAGTAACCGAATGAACTTTTAATCGCTGGTTACTACGTAGTTACTAACCGCACTATATGCGTGAGGTGGACGTTATGATAGTAGCGATAGACGCAGGGAATAGCGAAGTAAAGGTTGCGAGTGAGCGCGGACTTGATCGGTTCTCGTCGGCGATTGGAGAATATCGCAAACGTAATATCGCAGAGAAACACGGAAAAGACGATATGGTCTTCAAGTATGGCGAACGAAAAGGATTCGCGGGCAC